TTTTTTGCCATAATATAATATATAATAAAATTAATAAAAAGAAAGGGTCGAGGCCGAAGCCTCGATCCTTAAAATAAACAGTGCTTATTTCATTAACATGAAGTTGTTAGCACCTTGAGTAATTAAACATCTTTCAGATAAGAAGTGTAATTGCATTGCATCTAAAGCAGATGTAGCAGCTCCAACAGATCCTGTAACCCAAGTTTTCATTCTTCTGTTATCAGTTTGTGAAGCTCTGTATCTAACGTGTAAGAAAGGACGTTTCATGTTCTTTCCTAATTGTTGGTCATATACAGATGATACACCAGCAGGGATTATAACACCTCTAACAGCGTCAGATCCAGCAGTTAAGTTAATACCACCTCTTGCTCCTTTGTCATTTAGATATTTCCAGTCAGACTTGTAGAAGTCATAAGAACCTCTTCTGAAACCAGAGAAACCTAAGTTTAATGCCATATCTTCTGAGTTGTTGAATACTCCGTAAGAAGTACCACCAGCTCCGTAAGAGTTCATAGAAGCTAACATATCGTCTATTGCAAGAGCAGTCGCTCTGTTAACAAATAGCATGTTTTCTTCAATAGCTCCTTGAGAGTCAAACTCAGCTAAGATAGCGTCAAACTCAGCTAAATCAGTAGCAGCGTTAACACCAGTAACACCTGAAGTTACATTACCTCTATCTTCGATAGCAGCAAATAAACCTTCAGTACCAACACCAGAGTCAGAAGATGCACCTAAAGTTGTATCAACAACAGTAGAGTTTGAACCTTTAACAGCTTCAATCATTTGCATTTCTAAGTAGTCAGTAAATCTAGCTCTTGTATCAGCTTCAGCTTTTAGGTACCATAAGTAACCTGATTGTCCCATTTCACCTGAAACTTCTACCCAACCAATTCTAGATGTATCAGATCCTGATACTTCGTAGTAATCTTTCATAATGATTGGCTTGTTGCTGAATGACTTAAAGTAAGGCTCATTAGCAGTACGTGAAGTAGCACCTTGCGCACCATCTTCAGTTCTGTAAGACTGACCTTTTGCATATTCAGAACCAATAACTAATAAAGTTGTAGCTGAAGCAGTTTCAGATAAAGCTGTTAAATCAGCAGAACCATAAGGCTCAACTTGAATTGTAGCTGTATCAGCATCTACTACTAAAGCTCTAACTGTAGCATTGTTACTTGATAAAAGAACTACATCACTAGTTCTAACACCGTGAGCAGCGATAGTAAATCCGTTACCCGATGTGTTTCCATCAATATCACTTACAACTGTAAAAGTACCGTTTGTAGAACCATCTCTATCAACTGTACCTTTTAAAGCGATATGTAAACGACCTTGCTCAGACCAAACAACTTGGTCAGAAGTCATAGCCTCTTCAGCACCTACTTGAGATAAGAAACCTGATATAGTTCTGTTTCCAAAAACTTCAGCTTCTTTCTCCATTAGGTCTGGTAAATATTGTTGAGCCCACGTTACATCCGTAGTCCCAGTAAAATCTAAATAATTTGTAGATAACGCAACCTGTTGTGGCGTAGGTACGCTATTCAAATTAGTTCCTCCTGTAATTGCCATAATAATTTATTTTTAAATTTGTTATTTATTGTTTTTAATTTTAAACTTAAAATCAGATGAATTATCGCCTAGCACTCTTACTTTGATTCCACCAGCTTCAACAACTCCGTGTTGTTGCCTAGGATCCATGTTTACGTTTTTAGCTTTAGCAACACTATTTTTCATAGCATCGGCTTTACCTTGTTCATAAAAGTGATTAGCAATAGCATCAGCGTTCATAGCTGTAAATAAAGATTTATGATAACCTTTAGCATCTGACATTTCATTATTTTCGTTCAAAAACTTTTTGACAAAATTATTAATGTCGCTCTGAGTATCTTTTACTTCATTAGCATTTTTCACATTAAACCTATACTTTTTATCACCGACGTTATATTCAAAACCTTTGAACTTGTCGTTAAAAACCTCTTGAGTTTTTAATCTAAAAGTGTTAGTTTGTTTTTCTGCTATCTTTTTACCCTCTTCCGATTCTTTGTTGTATCTATTAAAGAAGTTTATAGCTTTTTGTTGTTCAGGCGTAAGCCTTGAACCAGCTTTAATTTCTTCATAGTATTTGGACTTCTGCCCGTCCAGATGGGCTTTAGCGCTGGCAACTTGCTCTTTTAACGCTATTTTCTTTTTTCTTATATCTCTTTCTTCATCAACTTCTTCATCATATTTAAAATTGTCTTCAATTAAAAAATCAATTTCATCAGTTGTTAAGTGAGATTTAGTTTGTTTATAGTATTCTCTTAATACTGTCATATCGTCATAACTAGAATAATCTTGATTAAGACGAACATAATCTTCTAAGTTACCACCAGTTTCTTCCATAAAGCTCATTAGCTTTTGTATATTTTCTGGTAGTTCTTGACCGGTTTGCTCAGCTTGTTCTATAGCTTCTTTAACTTCTTCTGCTAACTCTTCTGTTTGTTCTTGAACTTCTTCTTCAGTAACTTCTTCTAGTACTGGCTGTTCTTCTTGTGTTTCAGCTTCCGGTTGTACTTCTTCTTGTTTTTCTGTGGTGTCGGCATTATCATCGACTGGATCCACTCCCTTGTCGTTAGGGTTATCTTCTTTAGTTTCATTTTTTTCTTCTTTTGGTTTTGGTGGTTTTTTTAAATCTACTTTAATAACGCTATCATTACCCTCGCTATCAAATTTAGTTTCTTCAACTGGTTGTTCAGTTGGTTGTGTAGTTTCTTCAACTACATTTTCTACGTTTTCTTCCATAATATAATATAATAATAATTAATAATTGTTATCTAGGGTCAAAACCTTCTAAATTAAAATCACCCCCTATAGTATCATTACCTGAGGATTCAAAGTTTTTAGGTGGTTTTTCACTTTTTCTTTGCTCAATCATCTCGCTTTGTTGAGACGCTTGTATTCTTGTTCTTTGATCTTTACGATCTTCAGCTTGTGTTTGTTTAGCTTGCATAGCTTGAGCTTCCATTTGTTTTAGCTGCATATTCATCTCAAACTCCATTTGCATAAGTTCTTTTTTGTAAGCTACTTCTTGTGCCATTTTTTGTTGATCTAATTGTGCTTGTGCTTGCATTATACCCATTTGAGCTTGAGATTTTGCTTGTTCTTTTTGCATTTCACCTTGAGCAGCGGCTTGAGCAGCTTGTTGATTTGCAGCGGACTGTTGTTGAATATTTTGTCGTTGTTGGTCTTGATCTCTAGCTATTTTCTTTTTTCTACGTATTTTTAATAGCTGATTAGCCATTTTAATACTTTTAATCTCTCTAAGATCAATAGCATCTTCAAGTTCTATA